GCTTTCTGCTTCTGCCTCATCTTTTAAATCCTGTTGAAAGGATGTGTTTAATTTTTGTACTATACTATCAACATCTCTAACAAATGATTGTTGTATTTGTTGATCGTATTTCTCTAGTGGTTGTGTCAATGATTGTACTATTCTAGCCATATTAAATCCTAAATATACTCTCTGGACTCACTTGATATTGATTTATCAATTGATTCATTTGTGTTAAGGTATTCATACCTCTTTCATTTAAAGCTCCTTTATCTGCATACCCTTGCAGTATCATTCTTTTTCTCATTATCTCATTTATTTGAGCTGTTTGTTGGTCTGTTGGTTGAAATTTTTTAATACTTGCTTTCATAACATTTTGAGTTTTTTGTTGACCATCTCTTTCAGTAGGAATAGGTTGTTTTTTATAAGGAAGAGCATATCGTGATCCTATATTAGAAAATGGATTAAAACCACCAAATAAAGATGCAATACCTAAAATAGGATTAAGAAAACCTAGTCCCATTTTATTAAAAAGAAAGCTTCTAATCATTGATACAGGATTAAAAAATTTACCTAAACCTCCCATTTTATCTGTAAAACTACTAATTCCTGTTTGAGCTCCTGGTGCAAAACTTTTCATTCTACTTAAAAGACTTCTTTCCAATCCTGTTTTAGGAACAAGATTTTTTAAAGTTGATAAACCATAATCAATTAAACCTTGTCTACGAGTATCAGTTGTTGGTGCTTTTAATGTTAATCCTTTTTCAATTGCACTTTGAATTTCATTAAAGTCATATCCTTTTTTGGACATGTCTTTTATTAAATCCCAATCCTGTGCTCTTTCATAGTCTTCAATTATTTCTTTGTCTTCTATAGTATAATCAGATTCATCTTTTGCCATGACATCGTCTATTGATTTTTTAGTAGGGTCTTCAAAATATCGTTCTGGATCTTCTCTTGGATCAACACCTTTAACTCCTCTCATACTTAAAGGAACTTCAACTCCTTTAACCATTTCGTAAGGTTCTTTTTCTTCCCCTGTATCTCTATGTGGAGTAATTTTTGGTCCTGTATATTTTTCAGGTTTAGGTTCAGTATCTCCAGGTACAGTTTCTGTAACTGGATCTGGATCTTTGTAAACAGATGCAGGTGCAGGTGCAGTATATTGTTGTGCAATGTATTGTTCTCTTGCATCACCACCGCCGCCTCCGCCGCCGCCTCCGCCGCTTTGATTGCCGCCAGTGTTACCACCATAATTTCCACCAGATGACGCTCCACCTGCTGGTCCTTTACTAGGGCTTGTGTCTCTACCTTGATAACCACCACCAAATCTATAACTAATTCTTTTATCTATCATTATCTTCTACCATCTGGTTGTATGTCTAATCTAAATGTTCCAAGTTTCCAGTGTTGTCCAGTACTTGTATTGTCTACTTTTAAAGATACGGCTCTTGCTCTAGCACGTGTATCTATTTTAGTTGTACTTGTAGTTGTATCAAAAGGACCTAACGAAGAACTAGCTTCTGAATCTGTTGGATAGCTTTTTAATAATAATGTAACTCTTGCATCTCCAGTTTGAGTTAAAAAATCTGGAAGTACTCTTCTAATTTTCATCATGTATTCACCATCTCCTCTTAAGTCTGCTCCACCACCTTGTGTTGCTGCTATGTCAAAATCACCTGATTGAATATTTGCAGCAATAGCTGAAGACGCACCATCTTTAATAGCATTAACTCCTGTTTCATGTTCATAGTAATAAGTAACGCCATCTGTATTACCTACAGTGGAATCATTTGTGCCATCTGATACATATTCTGTTGCATGTGGTTTACCAAATATATGTGAATCTGACCATGCGCTTCTTGCAAGTGAACTTGTAGTCCACACAGGTCGTTCTGGTGTTGAGTCCATATAATTATAAGTCACTGATCTATTATTAGATGCAGCACCACTACCAGGATAGAACCATGTAACTTCACCAAATAGGTTATTGAGTCCTGCAAAGATATGGTTTTTAGGAACTGTATTAATATCATCGTAAACATAGTCTTCAACTAAACATGGTAGAGATTCTAATCTACCAGTATATCTAAAGAAACCATTCTCAGACATCCAATAAGCAGAACCATCAACTTCAACGGCTGCACTCTTTCCAATCAATCCACAGTTCGTTCCAACTTGTTGAAATGAAAAAGTAAATGGAGCACCAACAAATCTCATAATAAATAAAGATGTATCAGTCCAAATATAAATTGCGTCTCGACCTCTTAAAGCTCCCACGATCCGTGTTCCATCGGCCAGTCTCTGTGTACCAGCAGTATTGGTTGCTGAAGGCGCCCAAGAAGTTGTTGCATCAATTGATTCTTGATCCGACCATCTAATATACATATCGTCTTGTGTTGACGTTGTTCCAATTGTTGTTTCAGTTCCAAAACAAATTAAGTGTCTATCAGGAGTAGATACTAAAGTTTGTATTGCTGCTGTTGGTGCATTAGCAACAATCGTTGCTCTTGTAGATGTAGCACCTGTTGCATCTGAATCCCATTCAAAAGTTGCGCCATCCACGATGGTTGCAATAAGTTTATTTCCATAATTGTCCAAGGTCCAAAGACCAGGAGCTGTTACAATGTCACCTGTTTGTGAAGCACCCCATTTCGTATAGTCTGATGCATCATAAACAGTTGCTCCATCACTATGTGATGCAGCAGTTGTGTTGTCTGATCCTCTAGTTAGTCCTGATAAAGTATCTGTTCCTGTAGTATTTGTTGTATAAGCAATACGCTCATTATCTACTAAGATAGTTCCTGATGCAGGCATACCTCCTGAATCAGCTAGAACAATACTAGTTGAAGAATTTGTTAAAGCGCCATTTAAAGTAGATGTAATTTCTCCAGCTACAGTACCACCCCAAAGACCTAATCCCCAACCAGCAGCTGATGCCTCAACTGCAGGGCCTATTGAATAAAAATGTTGAACTCTTATTCCACCAGAAGTACTAGCTCCTGATCCAGATTCAGCTGATCCCATTTCAATTGTTAGTGTTGTTGAAGTTGGAACCGTTGTTACCATGAAATTTGTATCGTCAAAATCACCAGAACTAAAATTAGAATCTGTGATAGCTGTAAAATTATCTAAACGAATAATGTCGTATTTGGATATGTTATGATCAGATGAAAAAGTTAATGTAACAGTTGCATCACCATTAGTTGTGGTAAATGCATTAGTTAAAGTTGTTGTAGCTTTAATAGGAGTAATGTCATAAAACGCTCCTCCTGAATATACATATAAAAATCTGTTTGTACCAAGGGCCGCATACTTAATACCACTTGCATTAACAAAATGATGTAGTGCTGTATTTCTACCTGTAAGAGTGTTGTCTCCTAATTGAGCCCAGCCACCTATTTTTTCAGGAGTTCCATATCTAAAACGTACATAGTCGCCACTTCTCCATTGGCCTTCGCCACCTGTGGCTGTAACTTGTTTATTGAATCCTGGATCAAATCTTAATTTTTGTAGCATATATAACCATTATATTATTTATTCCCCACTTTGGGAATACCTAACATCGGCCTTTTGTCGAACCTGTTTTCTTCAGCAAAAGGACCATTCACATGGTTATAATGAAGGAATACTTGAGCGCAAACATTTCCTTCAAAAGGTTCTCTCCAATGCTCTAATTTACATCCACTATACACTAGCATATCTCCTACTTCAAGCAAGACTTTAGTGCCTTCTGGAGCATTAGGTTTATGTATATTTTTGTATTCATCTATGACTGTATCAGCCCCTGTTCCATCTATAAATATAGGCCAGGGATCGCCACCTAGATTTATTGTAGTAGATATTTCACAGCTAGGTCTATCTTTGTGTCTTCTTAATATATCCCCTTTTTTATATAGTCTTGCATAAGAGTATGTTGGTATTAATCTAAGCCCTGTTTCTTGCTGCATTTTTGGTAATACTTTCATCATTAAAGTCTCCATCGCAGGATCGGCATAAATAGAATAGGTATTTGGAACTTGTTTATCTGTCCATGTTCCAAGTAAGCCTGTGTCATAAGTTATATTTTTTTCATATAAAAATTTAACTGCATCTCGTTTAAGTAAAAAATAGTTAAAGATAAAATTAGCTAATTCATAACTAATTGCATTTTTAATTACTTGGTATTTTTTATATTGAAATATCATAGCATTATAAAATTAAAAGATACGGATATTCTTATATCATTACTTTGATTAGTTTCTACTTGATGCCATAACCATGAAGGAAACACTATAAGTCTTCCAGGGACTGGTTCATAATAAGATTCTCGCCACAACTCACTAGGTAATTTTTGTTTTTTTCTTGTTGGCATAACTTGCTGTGCTCCAGGTCTTGGATCTATTACTTGAAGTCTTCCAGAATCAGGTGTTGCTTTTACATAATAAACACCAGAAAATAATGAGTTAGGATGTATATGACCATTGTTATATCCACCAGGTGGATTAATATTAGCCCACATATTACCTAATCTAGGTTTTATATCCAAACGCTCTTCTTGAATAATTTCTTCTTGCATTTGAAATAATTCTTTAATTAAAGGTTCGTATTCTTTTTTATGATTCATGTCTGTTTGTGAGTGCCAACCATTCCTATTAGTTTTACTTACACCTTTATCTTGATTACTCCATTGAATTATTTGCTTTTCTAAATAAGGATTTAATTCATTAGCATTGGGTAAATCTTTAATATAAATAATAGTTGGAAATAAATATTCTTTAATCATTTAAAAGGTTCTCCTCCAAACCACATAACGAGTGATTGTCTAACACCACGTGTAACAGGTC